AAAATGTCATAAGTGTCACAACCAACTGAATATGAGAGAGTTACACAGGCTCAAGCAAGCTAGGCCCTAGCAAGACATGGCAGAAAAAACCCAGACAACAAAGAAGGCTAAACCACGAATTCCAAAAGGTTTATGGTCAACGTCTGACGTGTGCGAGCAACTCCATTTTTCTATGGCTCAGGCCCGCAATTTGTTAGGCATGGTGCCAGTAGCAAAACAGACTGCACGGGGGGACAAATACTATGACCCTGAGAAGGTGCAGGAAGCGCTGAAGAAAACCCGCAGCACTGGCAACCATGCTGAGGAGGGCAGCCGTGAGTGGTATGAAGTGGAGAAGCTCAAGCGGCAGGTAGACAAGCTGGACCATGAGTTGGACAAGCTAAAGGCCCAAGTCATACCAGTGGACGAGGTGCGGGAGGGTGTCATGAAACTGGCAATGGAATTCCGCAAACACCTAGAGGAACAGGCAGCCAAGTTGCCCCCCCTGGTGGCAGGCCTAGAGCCTCAAGACATTCAAGGTGTCATTGATGGCTACAACAAGTCCCTGTTAGCCACCATAAGGCAGGCCCATGGACAAACTCGTTGACGAATGCGTCCTGTCAGCACTGGCTGAGCGCAATGCTGGAGGCATAGCAGACTGGGCCCTGGACAACGTGAAGCTGAGGGAGTCACCCTATGGCGGGCAGTTTAGGGCAGATGAGACTCCATGGCTACTGGAGCCCTTGGCTGCCCACGCTGACCCAGGCAACCAGACAGTGGTCATGTCATGTGCTGCCCAGACAGGTAAGACTGTCAGCATGTCCGTGGCTATAGCCTACAGCTTAAGCCAAAACCCCAGCCCTCACCTTGTTACATTTCAAGATGAGGACTCCTACAAAGACTACTCGAAGGAGCGACTGCAGCCCATTCTGGAGTCCTGCCCAGGGTTGAAAGACCAATGGCCAAGCGACAGGCACAGGAAAACCATAAGTGAGGTTTTCTTCCATTCCTGCACACTCAAACTGGGCCCAGCAAACAACTCATTCCTCCGCTCTTGGAGCATTCGCTTCCTCTATGGTGACGAGGTGAGCGCCTGGAGGCCTGGAATGTTAGCTAGGGCCAAGGCCAGGACAACCCGTTACTGGAACCGCAAGCATTGGTTCAGCAGCACCCCTGAGCTAGTTGGGGACGACTTTGACACCGAATACAGGAGCGGCACCTGTGAGGTGTGGCACCTAAAGTGCCAGAGCTGCGGGGAGCTGTTTGCCCCCAGATTCTACGACTGCATGAGGTGGGAAAGCAACGAGACAACCAAGCCAGGAGGGCTCTGGAACTATGAAGAGGTGGCCAAGACTGTCACCATGGCCTGCAGTCACTGCGACCATGCCCACGCCAACACTGAGGCAAACTGGAGGCAAATGGTAAAAGGTGGCTATGTGGCAACAAATGACAACCCCACCCCACGGGTGCGAAGCTTCAGTTTTAACCAGTTGACACTCCCTCCAAGCGTTATGCCCTGGAGTGACTTGGTGATAGACTTCCTCAAGGCTAAACAGCATGCCGCTGCAGGCTACACACAACCCCTCAGAGAGTTTGTGACACTGAGGCTTGCTGAGAGCTGGAAGCCCTCCAACCACATGGAGACTGAGCGCATTGAGGTGAGTGACGCTTACAGGCCTGAGGACGCATGGGAGGACGAGCACACCCGATTCATGACGGTGGACTGCCAGAACTACCTAGAGGAGTTTTTCTGCATAGTCAGAGCCTGGAGCAAGGGCGGTGCCTCAAGGTTGTTGGCATTTCGACGGGTCAGCTCGTTTGACGAGGTGGAAGAACTACGCAAGGAGTTTGAGGTTGCCCCCCAACGGACATTCCTAGACGTGGGCTACCAGCGGGCAAGAGTCCTAGCCCAATGCGGCAGGTTTGGCTGGGTAGGCTTGAGAGGGGAGCCCAGCGTTGACTTTGCCCACACTGGCAACGGGCGAACCATTCGTAGACTTTACAGCAAACCCACCAGGGTGTCCTCAACTGGCAGGGTAGCCCCTCCTGTGTTTAGGTGGAGCAACCCAAGCACCAAAGACATTTTGGCAGCCCTCAAGGCAGGCAAAGCCCAGCCATGGGAGGTCTGCAAAATGGACCCTGAGCTGGCTGAGGAATACGCCAAGCAGTTGGACTCTGAGCGCAAAAAGGAAGTCATAGACAAGCACGGCAGGGCAGAAATGCGATGGGTTAGCTTTAGGGCAAACCATGCCTGGGACTGTGAGTGTATGCAGGTGGTGGCTGCCTGCATTGCCAAGTTGCTGATGGATGAGTGACACACTGCCCCCCTTCTATGAATGGGGGACTTGCGCAGCTTCTTAAGGCTCCAGACTGACGCTTGGCTTCTGACACTCAAGGAAAGGGTGGCAGACGCTGTGCTTTCTGGTGCCGTCACCACCTCCTTCTCCAATGCCTCCCAAAGCGGCACCCGTGAGCTAGTTTTGCCCACTGAGGAACTAGCCTCCCAACTCACAGACGTGCTGCATGAAAAGGGCCTAGCTACAGGCACCAAACCCGCCCGAATGACCTTTGCAAGGTTTTCACGTTAGTCCATGGAACTCTACGACCACAACGGGCGAGTCCTAGACCTGACGCCCAAGAAGAAAAGAGCTAACAGCTTTAGTGGGCATTACAGGGGCACCGAGATGGGACGCTACAGAACCTATGTCCCCTACACTGTCAGCGACTCCACGCAAACCCTAAACAGAAGCCAGAGGCGCAGCCTCATGGGGCTTGCCCGCCATTTGTTTAACAACAACGGGCTTGTGAGGGGCGCAGTGTCAGACCTAACCCGCTACTCCATTGGCTCAGGGCTGAGGCCTCAAGCCCAGTCAGCAGAAGCCCAGGCCTACGAGGACTACTTCCAGCAATGGAGTCAAATTGCAGAGGTGACAGGGCAATTCACTTTTGGACAACTCCAGAGCCTTGTGTCTAGGCGCATGGACATAGACGGGGACATTGGCCTCATTATGGTGGGGACTGGAAACAGCTTCCCACAGCTTCAGCTTGTAGAGGCCCACCGCATTGAGTCTGAAACCTATGACGCCAAGGCCCATGACGGTGTCCACACTAGCCCCGCAGGCAGGCCTGTGGCCTATGAGGTGAGGGACGGGGACAGTGACTTTCGCCGCATAAGCTCCAACAACTTTATTTTGATGTATGACCCTGAGCGAGTCAGCCAGCTCAGAGGTGTCACAAGCTTAGTCCACGCTATTGCCCACCTGAGGGACATGGACGACTTGTTGGAATTCGAGAAGGTGGGCACCAAACTCAATGCGTCCATCGGCATGGCAATTACAAGCCAGGGTGGCGTGGTAGACGATGGCAGCGCCTTAATTGAGGACGGTTATTCAGCAGCAGACACTGGCGACCTTCCTTGGCAGACATTTGAGCCTGGAATGATTCCACGCCTCAAAATTGGAGAGTCCATTGAGTCATTTGCAAGCAACCGCCCCTCCCCCACTTTTGTGGGCTTCGTGGAGCACCTGATTAGGGAGACTGCCACAGGACTAGGCCTACCCTATGAGTTTGTCTGGGACATTTCCAAAGGGACAGGCAGTGCCTCACGTTTTGTGCTGGAGAAAGCCCAGCGCCGCTTTGAAGAGAGACAGAACCTCATAGCCACTAAACTCTGCAGCAGAGTGTGGAGCTGGGTGATAGCTAGGGGCATTAAGCGGGGCGACCTGCCACCCTCAGACAACTGGTGGAAGGTGCGCTGGCAGACACCCAAAAGAATTACCGTAGACCTTGGCAGAGAGGCCAAGTCCAACCATGACTCCATTAAGCTAGGCCTTAGAACCATGTCCCAGGACGTGGGTGAGCTAGGCATGGACTGGCAGGAGGTAAGAGGCCAAGTGGAGGCTGAGGCAGTAGACCTGCTGCAGCGGGCAAAAAGACTTTCCAGTGAGTATGGCGTGAGCATGGAAACTGCCATGCACCTCCTCTCACAACGCACACCCAACCCAGTTTTTGCAGACAATGAAACACAGACTGACCCACAAACTGCAGAATGAGGTGTGGGCCATTCGCCCAGACTACCATTCAGCATTGACTGAGGCCTCTGCCTACTTTGACGAGGACGAGGAATACAGCATTGAACCAAACCGTCCACCCCAGGAGGTGGATGGAGTAGCCATTATTCACATTCATGGTGCCCTGGGCAAAATGCTAGGCCCATGGGAGAAAATGCTGGGCATGACTGATTATGACGACATCTGGCAGCAGGTGTCCGAGGCAGAAGCCAGCCCAAACGTCACCAGCATTCTGCTCCACATAGACAGCCCTGGTGGGACCATTACAGGCCTCCCAGAGCTGGCTGCAAAGCTTCGCAACGTCAGCAAGCCTTTGGTGGCTTACACAGAGGGCATGGCAGCCTCTGCAGCCTACTGGATAGCCAGCACTGCAGACAGTGTGATTTTGTCAGAGTCAGCAGAGGTGGGCAGTGTGGGAGTCTACATTGCATTGCTCGACCAGTCCGAGCACTTGGCCATGAATGGTTTTAAAGTCAACGCCATTTCAAGCGGAGAAAACAAGCTGGACCTAGCTGACTTCAAGCCACTTTCCGAAGAAGCGCAAGCCCGCCTTCAAGCCAATGTCACCAAGTGGCATGACAGGTTCAAGGCAGACATAAACCTCAAACGCACAGCCCCTGAGTCCTTCATGACTGGCTTGACCTATGAAGGCATGGAAGCAGTGCCAACCCTAGCAGACGCAGTAGTCAATGACCTGGACAGTGTCTTGGCACTCATGGCGAACCTTTAACCAATACCAAAAACACATGAAAACCATTCTGGATTTAGTCAAAGCCAACACGGAACTGAACAGCTTGAGCACCAAGCTGGATGAAGCCCTTGCTGGCAACCAAACCCTGCAGGCTCAACTAGAGGAGCTGGCAGGCAAACATGCTGAAGAAGTCGCCAAGCTTGGCGCACAGCATGAAGAAGACCTCAAGGCCCTTGAAACCAAGGTTGCCTTGCTGGAAGAAGCAAACCTTTTGCTTGAGCAGGCACAGGCCACCGCAAGCGAGCAAGCCGCAGACATTGTGGCCCAATGCGGGGCAGAGCCAGTGGAGGAAGCAACCGAACCAGAGCCAGCCGAAGAACTCTCCCAGGACGCACACTGGGACAAATACCGAGCCATTGAAGGACGGGAAGAGCGGCGGGCTTACTACCTCAAACACATTAAACCACTACTTAAGTAGTTGATAGAAAGGAACTTCAAATGGCGAATAGTTTGAATGGAATTAACCTGCAGGCGTTGGCTGAGTTATCAGTTGACTTCCTGGGGCAAACATTTGCACCCCTGCGCTCTGTTGCAAGGGATTTTACTGGCGACCCTTCAGGCTCTGGTGAGTCTGTTGTGACTCGATACGCTTCAGCACTCACTGCTCAAGACCTGTCTGGTGGCTACACTGCTTCAGACGTAACCTCTTCCAGTGTAAGCATTTCCCTCAATAACATGAAAGGCTTCTCAATGGGCTTTTCAGACTATGAGGTGAGCCGTGCTGCTGGTGACATTAACTGGTTGACCTCAGTATTTTTGCAGCCTGCCTACGAAACTGTGGTTGACAGCATAATGACGGAAATTGTCTCAAAGGTGGTTTCGGCTAACTTCTCTAACGCCACCACCTCTGCAGCTTCTGCTTTTGACTCAGATGACATTGCAGACATTGCTGGGGCATTAAGCTCCCGCAAGGTTCCCCGTGGCGAGCGCTCCATGATTCTCAGCCCAACCTACTATGCCAACGTCCAAAAGGACACGGTTGTGGGTGCAGCTAACACCTACGGAGGCACTGAGGGTGTCCGTGAATACAACGGCAACCGTGTCCACGGTTTTGACCTGTATGAATACACTGGAGCTATTAACGGTGCGTCTAGCACAACCACTAGCGAGAACCTGCAAGGCTTTGCACTGCACCCCAGCGCCATTGCTGTAGCAGCCCGATTCCCTGCCGCTCCTGCTGACTCCTACGTGCAAACTGAGTCGATTTATGACCCTGCGGTAGGCTGCCCGCTGCAGCTCCGCTCCTGGTATGACGCCACTGCTGGGAAGCACATGGTATCAGTGGCTTGCCTATACGGGGTGGCAGTCGGAAACGCTGCAGCCCTTCAGCGCATTAAATCGGCCTAGTCTTAATGAGTAACACTCTCCAGGGACTAAACTTGAGCCAAGTGGCAAGCCAAACGCTTGACCACCTTGGGCTCAGTTTCCCTATGTTTGCCCACTTTGCCAGAAACTTTTCTGACACTGTGCGGCAGCATGGGGAGAGTGTAGTCACCAGAATTCCTGCTGTGCTATCAGCCCAGGACTTGTCTGGTGGCTACACCCCTGGGGACGTGAGTTCCACTCAGGTGGAAATTGAGCTTAACAACATGAAAGGCTTCGTGATTGGCCTTTCAGACCTCGAAGTCAGCAAAGCAAGAAGTGCTGATTTTGTTTTCAACATATTCACCCGTCCAGCCGTTGACGCAGTAGCAAAGTCTTTTGCTGATTCGTTGCTTGGCCTCATAACGCCCAGCAACTTCCCTACAGCAATCACCAAGTCTGCAGCAGACTTTGACACTGACGAAATAGCCCAGGCCCAAGAGTTGCTCAGCACAGCCAGGGCACCGAGGTCCATGAGGTCCATACTGCTAGGGACGGACTACACGGCCAGCCTCATGAAGGACTCCATGATTTACTCTGACCAATACGGAACCAGAGACCCACTGCTGACTGGTGAGGTTATGGACGTCTTTGGCATGGGGGTTGTGGAATACCAGGGCATACCCACAGCCAACAACCTGCGGGGCTTTGCCTGCCACCCGTCAGCCCTAGTCATGGCAGCCCGCCATGTGGCTGAGCCTTCAACTGGAGGCAGGGTAGAAACACTTTCAACCGTAGAACCAAGGACAGGCCTGCCTGTCCAATTTCGCAAACACTACGATGCAACGCTAGGCAAGACAATGCTCAGCGTCTCATGCCTGTGGGGAGTAGCCCTGGGCAACACCACTTGCGGAGTGCGAATTTTAACACCTTAAAGAAAACCAATTACCATGATTCAAAAACCCTCCATCACCATTGGCATTCTCCCAGACGGGTCCTCACAGGTCCTTGAGGTTGGAGACGCTGAACTGTGCAAGCAGGCATTTCTTGCCGAGCGGGGAAACCCAAGCGGCAAATTCGTTGACCTGTTTGTTTACCGCAAGCCCCCCTACTGGAAGCGGGCAAAACTTTCCACTGACCAAGCAGCACCAGCGCCCAAAAAACGGGCCTCCAAAAAGAGCGCCTAACCTCCTGTTGTGACTGGCCCAGGTGTGGCGGGACACTGCCCGCCTGGGCCTTTCGCTTATGTCTGCAATTCACTTAACAGGCTGGAGAGAGGGGTGGCTTTATGAGAAAGCCACGGCGGCAGCGCCTACTGTGTGGACGACTGTGGACACGTCCCAGGACCTAACCTACACAGCAAGCGCTGAAGTCATTCTGAGAGTCACGGCAGACTCAGCCCAATATGACTCCACAGCCTACACGGTAAAGGTTTACACGGACGCACTGGCCTATGCCACAGCCCAGACAGTCACACTGGACGTGCCTCAAGGCAACGGCAACAGCAGGACAGACTATTTTAACCTGACAGTCAGCGGAGGCTATGGGTCAGTTAGCTTAACCAACACTATTGAGGCAGGCCACCACAGAGCCCGCTTTGCCTATGAGCAGCAGGTGGAACTGGAGAGAAGCCTGGGCTGCATATTCGACTACTCAGGAACCTTGTTCAGAGGCGTGGAGTCAGGACGCACGGACACCAAGCAAATGGAAGAGGGAGGCATTTTGGAGGGCTATGACGTAACCATAACCACCTCACGGAAACAGTGGGCAGACCAGAACATGAGGCCTCTTGTGGGTGCAGTGCTTACCCGTGGGGGCAAAAGGTTCAAGGTTGAGACGGTGGTGACTAATGACGGGGCCTTTGAACTGGGCCTGATGAAAAAGCATGGCTAGTGCCTCCATGGTTAGGCTTGAGGTGGACGGCAAACGCTTCAACAAAGTCCTGATGAAATACCTAACCAGGACAGGCAAAAGCTGGACAGACGAGGTCAACAAACGGGCTTTCAACATATGCCTCAAAAGCATACGCCACACCAAAAGTGCTACTGACAAACGCATTCAGAGGGACTTACTGAAAGGTGCAAAAACACAGCCAGCACCACGCAAGAAGCGCAAGAGAGGAGCAGGCAAAGGCAGACGCAAAAAAGCACCAGTGGCAGCAATTTTAATCAACTATGCCAGGGGCAAGCGTGGCGAACCTGGGTTGCACGGCAAGGCCATGCAGGCCCAAGTAGACAAAAACATTAGGTCCAGACAGAGGGGCAGAGGGTTTATGAAAGCAGGATGGCTAGGGGCAGCCGACGACATAAGGCCCTACTTGGCAAAGCCGAAACCAAAACCAAAAGGCCAAAGCAGTTTTAGCAGAAAGGGCACAGGCATTCATGCCCGTTATGGAGCCTTAAAGCCATGGGCAAAAGTCACCCACGGGGTGGCTTGGTCGGACAAAGTGCCCGCAGCAGTCAATGGACTGAAAAAGGCAGTCAGAGCAGAAACCAGAGACATGCTTGTCTACCTCAAAAGAAAAGTCCGTGAGGACTGGCAACGAACCAATAAGAACAAGTGAGCTATCGCAAACAGTCAGAAGAAGCCATGAGGGACTACCTGCAGAGCAAAGTAGGTGTCCCAGTCTACGCTGCAACCCGTGACGAAATAAAAGGGCTTCCTTGTGTTGTTGTGGCTTTTGAGGGTGGCACTGAAAACCCACCCCACACAGGCAACATGGACGTCCAGTTGTCTGTCATGGTGCAGAGTGAGGTGGACGGTGAGGCACAGCCTGGAGCGCTGGACATACATGACACAACCCTCAGCCAAGTTGAGGACGCCTTGTTCTACACGGGCCTCAATGACCTCAACAACTACTCAACAGACTTTCACTTTTTCGGTGTAACAGAACACCAGGGCAGCACCAGAGACATGGACGAGGGAGTCCTAACTGAAACCATAACCATTACCCTAGCCAGTGCGGCAGGCAACTTTTCATGAGCAAAATACTTAAGGGCACAGCTTTTTCATACGGCAGCCGCACAGGCGGTGGCGTCATACAGGTCAGAGTCTCAGATGACTCAGGAGTCAAATTTTCTGGCGAGATGTATGCCTCAGAAATTCGCCTGTCCTATGAAGGCGACCAAGCCACCGCTAACAACAGTGACGGTGAAGTGGTCAGTGTGGTCAGCTTCAACCACCGCAAAGTCCTCAATTTGACGGGCATTGTGCTTGCCACTAGCCAGACTCCAAACGCTGGAGGTGTGGACAGTGTGACTAATGCCAACCTCGCATTTTCTGCCCCATTCAAGGTGGGCTGTGACTTATGGATAAGCTACGGGTCAAACAATGAATGGCCTGAGGTTAACAAGTCTGGGAGCGCTGGGTGGGGCTCTACCAGCAACCCAGGAGGTGTGCACGGTGCCCCTAGCTATGGAGACTTCCACATAACTGGTGCCGAAAAAACTAGGTCAGCGGGCAACTTTGCAGAGTGGAGCATAACAGCAGTGGAACACATTCCGATTGACTATGACGGGGCAGGCAACGCTGACGACTCGAACACTTAACCAAGGACATTTAAATGAGCAAAATTCTCAAAGGCAGTGCCTTTACCTACGGCACAAAAACAGACGGCACAGCCCTCAGTGTCAGCATTAACGGGGGCACAGCAATTTCCATTTTCCCTACTGAGCTAAGGCTTTCCTACGAGGGAGACACGAACACTGCAACCAACAGCAACGGGGAAGTCATTTCCCACTGCAGCTACAACCAACGCAAGGTGCTCAACCTGACAGGCATTGTCAGCGGCACTGACGTAAGCAATGCAGACAGCAACTTTGCCACCACCTTTCTGGTAGGCCAGTCGCTGGACGTTGACCTGACTGAGTGGGCTGAGGTGGATGACGGGTCTGGCAACTACATTATAACAAGCGCAGAAAAAACAAGGTCCAGCAGCAACTACGCTGAGTGGACCATTGCTGCAATAGAATACGAAAACGTGACCAACTAATGTCCTCCACTTGGGCAGCAGCAGCAGTGCCTGGGCCTGTCTACGTAGGTGGACAGAAGCTTAAGGCTTTGACGTATGGGCATGCAGTGCTGCTAGAGCGAGTTGGTATTTCTGAAATTCTCACACCCCTAGAGTTCTGGGGGTTTGTTGGCATTTGCCAACGGGACTTCAAAGGTGGTTGCAAGTGGTTGGACTGGTTCCTGAGCCCGCTTGGGCAATGGTATTACACCAGGAAGCCAATGCCAAAAAACAGGACCAAGGCACTTGCTGAGGCACTTGTCTACATTCAGAGCAACATGCAACTACCAGAACTCTTGGAGGTTGAAGGCAAAGGACATGCCACTGGGGCAAAATACGGGGCACCTGTATTGCAAACACTCAGGACAGTTGCGCTGAGCAAATTGAATTACACTCCTTCAGAAATGATGGACTCAGGGCTCTTGCAGCTCATGTGGGACTGCTTGGCATACAACGAGCAGCACGGGGGTGCCAAAATAATAGACGGGCAACTTGCGGCAGGTATTGCTGAGCTGGAGCGCCTGCAAGCAGAAAGGCAAAAAGCAAATGCCTAACATATTTTCCAAAGTCTTCCTCGACATTTCTTCATGGAACTCCTCCATCAAGAAAATGAGGGCGGGCATGAACAACTATGTCAAGGAAAGCGCTAAAGGCTTTGCTGGACAGTTTGCTGGAATGATGGCTGTGGAGTCCATTGCTAAAGGAATAAGCAACCTTTACACCAACGCAGCACAAATAAGAGACGCTGCCATTACCTACGACACGGACACGGACACCTACCAGAAAATGGCTGCAGCAGCCAACTCAGCCAGAATGCCCGTGGACAGGTTCTATGACGCAGTCAAAGACTTGGCAGTCAAACAGCATGAAGCACTCAACGGCAGCAAGTCGTGGCTTGCTGTGTTTGAGCGCTATGGCTTCACGCTCGACGACCTGAGAGACAAGTCCCCTGTAGAAATGTTTCAAAGCTTCGCCCAGGCAGTTAATGAAGCAGGACAAGAGACAGGGCGAATGGGGCAAATTTTGGCTGACTTGGATGACTTAATGAGTGACCCAGGGGCTGAGCTAACGGCAGCACTGACTCAAGGCAAGTTCAACAACATAAGCCAGGGGCAAGTCCTGTGGAAGAGCGAGGACATAAGACTCCTGGCAGACACAGCAGAAATGCTGAACTCATGGCTGCAGGGCCTCAAGGGACTTGGAGCTGGTTTCCTGTCAGGCACTTGGGATTTGCTAGGCAAAGCTGGGACACCCCTTGGAATGCTTTCCAACCTCTTTTCGGGCAACACCATGAGAACCATGCAAATGGAAAACGAGTTGGAGAGGAAGAAGCAGGAACGGGAAAACAATGGAGCCCTCAAAAACATTGCTGACGGGGTCAGCCGAATGAGCAAATGAGTGTCATACTGAAAGGGACTTCAGCCCTGACTCTGGAGAGTGAGAATAGGTCATGGACTCAAGCCACAGGCTGGGAGTCCACATACCGCTACAAGGGCACCTGGGCTAACGTAGAGGCAGCCCTTAATGGCTCAGCGTATGTCCAGAATGCCTCCAGAATAGACGCAAGACAGGAGGCAGGTGGATATGGGGTGCTGGAGGTAAGCTTTGCAGCAGAGGACAACACAGACGCAAATGTCCAGTCCTACCAGGAGGAGACGGACACTTGGACACTGCAGCCCAGCAAATACCAAGCAAACATCTGGGAGCACCCATACTTTGACTCACTGGACGACAGCAGGCAGGTCTACACTTCCAGCAACAATTCAGCCTCCACATTGAGGGGCACAAAATACCGCATTAGAACTGCAGTGGAGGCCTACCTTGCAGCAGTGCAAGCCAACTTTGAGTCCAACACAAAGGACGAGTCCAAGGTGGACTTGCACGACAAACTGAAGGAGTGGGACACTGGCGTGAATGTGTATGGAGGCTTGAGTGACGCACAAAAGCAAATTGCCCTAGACCTAGTCCTCATGTTGCTTGCAGGAAAAGACACCTATGAAACCTCACGCTACATTCTGAGGAACACAAAGGTGGTGCCAGGAAACACAAACCTCAGCTTGAGTCATTTTCAAGTAGAGTCTCAATGGACCACTCCTGAGGTGGTTGCGTACATTACGGACAACAGCATTGCCAGTGTCAGCAAGTATGCCCTCATAGGTGACATTGCAAACACATTCTGGGGCTCGTCCAGTGCAGACAAAAGCTATTGGTTTAAAGAGGCACCAGTCATTCATGAGGTGCAAGGTGGCAAATTCGAGGTGGTGCAAGAGTGGGTCAACTACAAGTATGGGGAACTCTCAAGCCTCCTCTACCCTTACTACGGCAGAGCATGATAGCCTTCAAGCGCCTACGCCAATTCAACGTCCAAGCAGTCCTGCAAGCCATTAAGGAGTTGCAAGACGCAGTCCTAGCCCTGCAGCCCATGAAGTCCTCAGGCACCCTGATTAACCAGAGCCCCAAAGGCACCACAATTAGGGCAAGCAGGGCAACCAAGTCCTCAGGGGGTGCAGCCCCCACCTCAGACCAGCCAGCCCGCTGGCAGTGACACACTGGGGCCCTACTGTGAAGGGCTCTAGTTGGCTTTGTCCAAATTTGGAGACACACACGCCCCAGGCACTCAGCCTGGACTCTCCTGGGCCCGCTACAGTTTAAACCAATGCCAAGCGAGCGCTTTTTCGTCCACAAAGAGGACGGTTCATTAGTCAGGCTGAAAGGCCGCCTTGTCAGATTTCTGGACGAGGAACCACCCACAGGCTCAGACAAGTCAGCCATCCGCACAGCCCTAGAAGTCAGCCCAGACGCTGAGGGGCTGGTGCAAGCGGATGTTGGGAGCTCACCCCATCAAATACCCGTCAACGGTATGCTGGGTGATATGGCCTACCAATCGTCTGAGGGCATATCAGTTGCTAGAGCCGAGGTTGAGTCCACCACTGGCACGGGCTCCACTCAGGCACTGACTGTCACTGATGGCAGCAGCACGAACTTCGTTGTTCAAGAAGACGGCAAAGTCGGGGTTGGGACTGGGACTCTAGCTAGCGGCGCAACTCTGGATGTCAACGGGGCGATGGCCATCGGCGGAACCAGAGTTTTTAGCAAATCTAGCACAGACCTCAATGTTGGTTCAATCGACGGCTCGCCAGCCATTAACACGATTAATTTAAAGACCGCCGATACGGTTCGCGCAGTCATCGACTCATCGGGCAACATGACTCTAAACAGCGGCAACCTCGTTTTGTCGTCAGGAGCAATTGATTTCGGGTCAGCTGCTGCTGCTGGTCGAACAGTCGAATCTGGGCTGCTTGATGACTATGAGGAGGGGAGCTTTACCGCAGAATACGTACCCCAGACCGGCTCGTTCGCTACGATGACAATGGATTTTAGGCTCGGTCGATACACCAAAGTTGGGAACACCGTGCATTTTGTTATCTACATGATGACGAGCAACGTAGATGTGACCGGAGCTAGTGACTCGCTGATAATTCGAGGTTTACCGTTTTCTGCCGCAAACCATAGCGGAAACTATGTCCCCCCAGTGTATGTTGGTGATGCAGTTTTATGGCCGAACCCATACACCCCAGTAGGCGGTTACATCTACCCAAATTCAAAAGACATCTACCTCGTCAGGCGCAGCACTTCTAGCTCTGACACAGCACTGCTATCTGCATCAACAATGACGACAGGTGCAGTCGCATTTGCAAACCGAATAATGGTCGCTGGAACCTACGAGGCCGCCTAACCAATTTACCCCAATCGGATGATTGGGATGGACCAAACAAAACATCATGCTAACTGAACTCACCATAGTTGATAAAATCGAGTGCCTCGCCAATGGGGTGCTTCAAATCAGAGACCGTCACCAGATTCTCAAAGACGGTCAGGAAATCGCTGCCAGCTTTCATCGCCACGTTCTGAACCCCGGCGACGACCTCACTGGTCAAGCTGACCGAGTTGTGGCCATCGCCAACGCGACTTGGACTGATGAAGTAATTGCAGCCTATCAAGCATCGCTGCCAGCCGAGCCAGTGGCAACTGAGCCAGAATCAGTGGCTACCGCCGACGAACCAACGTCTAGGTTATCATCGTTCCAGCCCACTTCGACAACTCCAACTGAATAAACGGGAGGCTACCTATGGCATACAGCGATAATTTTCCAGCCACTAGGCCAGTCTTTATGGCTGACTTTGCCAACGGTGGCAAAATAGACCCACGGATGACGTTCAGTCGCTCCGACACTCCACCAACCTATGCTGCGCCATCGGCGGTGCATTACTGGAGTAATGAGAAGCACCTCTCGTCGGACAACCTCCTCCTCCAGTCGAGCGACTTTGACACGGCTTGGAGCAAACAAGGGCTTGCGACACCTACAGGTGGTCAGTCTGACCCCGCTGGAGGCACTGATGGGTTTACGCTAGTTGAAGACGGGAACGGTGGCTACCACCGAATTTATCAATCAATGTCGCAGACAGGAGACCTCGCGCTGACTGTCTACGCAAAACAAACCGCTGGCACTCGTTATTTAATGCTAACGTTATTCAACGCGAGTAACGATTATGAGGCAGCAATATTTGATTTAGCTGGAGGTGCAGCAGCTACTAGCAGCGGCAGCAGTTCATCTTATACGAGTGTTTCCACAAGCCAGACCTCAAGCGGGGGCAGTTACTATAAATGCGTCCTTAAAGCTACTGGCACTGTCACAACAGTGTCAGTGAGCTTAAACGATTCTGCTAGTGCCGGTGGTGTCAACAGCAGTGGACTTGATGGCTACGCCGGCGATGGCTCCAGTTCCATCAATGTGGCTTTTGCCAGCCTGAGTTCCGTAGGTTCGACAGAATATGTGCCAACCACAACCCAGATAGCGAGGGCCTATGCCCCCACGCTCAAATCGGTGGCCACCTCTGGGCAACCCAGATTTGAATACGACCCATCGGCTGATGGGCAATCAGTTGCCAAAGGAATTCTGATTGAGGGGCAAAGCACAAACTTGGTGACCTATAGTGAGACCCTCGCAACCGGATGGACTGAGGGTAGGTCTACGCTGACGGCTGCTTCAGGCGTTGCGCCAGATGGCACTTTGACATCAAACCTGTGGACAGTGGACGGCACAGCTGCAAATTCTCATAACGCATATTATGAATGGACGACTGGTGGGGCAACACCTCAGACGGCCAGCGTTTATGCCAAGGCTGGCAATGTCAACTACCTCGTAATGAGGTATAGCCCAGCTAACGGTGCATTCACTGACGGGTATGTCAGTTTCAACTTGTCGAACGGCACGGTTGGGACAACCACTGGCACGATGACCTCTAGCTCAATCGAGAGCTGCGGGAACGGATGGTATCGGTGCAGCATTACAAGCACTGCTCTGACCGACACAACAGGCAGACTGGTGCTGTATATTGCACAAGCTGATAATACACTCAGTTTTGACGGAAATTCGTACGACCACATACAGGTCTGGGGCGGCCAGATTGAGGCCAACCAATCGTTTGCCAGTAGCTACATAAAAAGCAATTCGGGCTCGGCCACCACCAGAGCTGCTGAGTCGTTATCAGTTGCCACCGCTGACATCGGCTACACGGGTGGGCCTGTGAGTCTAGTTACTGAGTTTGACGTAGACGCAGCAGCTCCAGTGGGCAGTGGGGTTGTGAGGAGATTTGCGATGGCGCAACTTGGCGGCACTGAGTTCGGGCTATACCAAGCCACTTACGGCGGCGCAGCTTTGCTGGGTGTTGCTGGTGGTAGCGTGTTGACCGGTAGCAGCTTAACGGCTGGAGCCAACAAGGCAGCGCTGAGTTACGACACCAACGATGTCGCAATCTGCGCCAATGGCGGAGCAGTCACAACCGACACCAGTCAGGAGCTGATTGACGCCTCGGGCTTGAATTTCTACGTGGGTGGGGAAACGGGAGGAGCTTCCGCTCTCAACGGTCACGTCAAACGGGTTGCGCTCTACAACGAGGCACTGAGCGACACCAACCTCCAAGCACTGACTTCATAACCACTGACACTCAATCTATGTTCACAGACTTCTACCTAGCATTTCCAGACAAGTCCACTGCTGAGGGTGTGCTCTACACAGACACACCTATTGCTTGGGACAACTCAGACCCAGACAACTCAGTGGTGACTGAGACTGAGCTAAGGCCCAACTTCCGCAACATTGACACCCTGCCCCTTATTGTTGAGCAGGAGGGCCAGTATGACCCTGAGACAGGCGAGGAGTTAGTTGCCCCAGTCTACAGCCCGCTCTACCACGTCAATGTCAGAGCGCTTCCTGGCGAGGACACCAGCGCCCTGGAAGCCTATGCAGTAACCCCTAACACCCCAGCAAGAGTCTGGGCCTGAGTGAGTGGAGCAGACCTGGACTGAAAGCCTAAAAGTGGGGTTAGTTGGGGCAATAGGCTTCACAGTGTCAGGCAGCACAATGGACGAGTGGCTCAGGCTTGGCATTGGGTTTGCCACCTTCGCCTACACCATAGCCAAGGCAGGGTCTGCTTGGTTGGACTTCATAAGAAAACGAAATGAAAAGACTAAAAAACCTTCTTGAAAT